GTATAGGATACACCCAGCAATTCTCAAACAATTATGAAATAATCTCTCTTCGGAAAGGTTAGTATTCTGTATAGGATACACCCAGCAATTCTCAAACAAAGATTATATATAATTTGTATGTTATGTTATTTTTTTATTATATTTTATATTCAAACATAATTTGAACTGTTATGATGGCTATAAAATAAAAAATAGAGAAACAAAAACAATTAATCATATAGCGAAATATTAACAAATTCTATTGCTATAATATTCAATAAGTTTTAATTTATAATATTTATATACAATATCGTTAAGTCTTTTCCTCACTTTTTCTTTATACATTCTACGAAATCTAATTAATATACCTGGCATATTTGATATTTTGATATATTAATTATCATTTTTTTATTTAAAAGGATATATATATATATCTATAATGATTAATAAAAACACCGAAGTTTATGACGACGAATTGTCATCTATAAAATTATGGCATTCTATTAAAAGACGCTATATGATTAAACAAACAAAAATAAATTCATTGAATATATATAATGATCTATATGGAAAATCTTATCAAATATTAAATATATATTGCAGTAAACAATTGAAACGTTGTAAATCTCTTAATATCAAAAGACCTTGTTTTGAGGAAGACTATACGATAGTTATTTAAAATTATATCTTTCGCGATTACGAAGATAAATAATTTTTTCAACTCTTTTATTTAAAATTTTGCTATAATCTTTTTGTAATATACTAGAATCCATATTGCTATTTTTTCCGTCATTAGAATTATCATAATTATGTTTTTCAGCTGTTTTTTGATGCTCAATTATCATTTTATCAGTAATTATGGGACAACTTATACATCTTCTTAATATAACTTTATCACAATAACATTTGCTAATCAATATAGCGACGATGAGGTTTTTGATTAGTTTCTTCAACATAATATAATATTCAATAGATAAATAATATGTCAATTTTTACATTAATAAGGACTCATTTTTCAATCTTCTATATTCCCCCAAGTTCATTGTACCCATTTTTAAATTACAAGTTTTACAAACTGGCATCATGTTATCATACGTAGCTTTACCACCAAGTGCATGAGCTACTATATGTCCACATTCCATTTTATTGAAATAAAGTTCTTCATTGCACGTATAGCATATACCTTTGTCGCATTGATTTGCTGTTACTTTTTTCCAAATTTGTATCTTTAATTCATCAGATGGTTTAACTCTTTTTTTATTTTTATCAATATCTTGCAAAAAATCTTTACATATATCTTTGATTTTTTTATCATTAATCAAGGCATATATAGTCAAATCCAACCATTCAAAATTGCTAAATATAGATAGATAACATGTTTGGCAATTTCTATTTAATGCCTTTTTTTTACAACTATTAAATTTATTATTATATACTTGATTCATTTGACTATCTGATATAGTATGCATATAGTTATTGATTTCAATGATAACATTAAATACGTCCTTGATACTTTTATTAAATGGTGCTATTTTGTCTTTAATGTTTCTTACTTTGATATTATCCAATAAACATTTATAAGATATATTGGGGCATCGTGTATTTTCTCTATCCTCGTGGATATAAATGCGTGTAAATGTATTTAACAATAGTTGTGCCAAATCTCTATCAAATTCTACAATATTTCCAATGGGTTTTATTGGAGAATTTTTATTTATTTTATTAAAATATTCTTCAACTTCACTATAATCACTTACGTTATAAATTACAAGCGGTACATCTACATTACTAATATCATATCCCATGTCACCCAAATTAGAAAATGTAACTAATCTATGTTGTCCATCTAACAAATAGCCAGTTTTTTCTTCTTCTATATACGCAACTGTAAAACTTTGTAACATTGAAAATGTTTCATATTTTGTATATTCACTAATTTGGTCGTCCATCATATCTTTAATATGATTTTCATCTAATAATCTTTGCAATTCAGGTGTTTTATATTTATTAATAATATTACTTATTTTTTCCAATATTGTAACTGCGCGTTTTACCATTATTGTTATATTATTAATAGTGTTATACTTTTAAATGTTTTAATAATATAGAATGTCAAATTCAAGGTCAAGTGGTAGGTCAAGTGGTAGGTCAAGTGGTAGGTCAAGTGGTAGGTCAAGTGGTAGGTCAAGTGGTAGGTCAAGTGGTAGGTCAAGTGGTAGGTCAAGTGGTAGTATAGTTATAACTAAACCCAACAAGCACCCAATTAATAAAAAAAATTTATTATTATGGCTTGATAATTGCGATAAATCAATAAAATCAATTGCAAATGAGTTTATATTAAAAACCACATATATTTCATATGCCTTATTTATAAAATATTATAAAAAAGCCATTAACGAAATGCTTAGTATATTAAAAACAAACTCGTTACAGTTTTTTGTCAGTAGCGAAGATGAAAATAAATCTAGTTTCTGGATTATGCAAATAATTAGAAAATATGTAAATACTAAAAAATATAATATAACTGTTGTAACCAATATATCTGATATTAATAAAGATATTCCTGTTATTATACCGGATGATGCAAGTTATTCTGGGTCGCAAATATATAATCTTTTAGAATCATTCGAAAATAACAAATATGATATTTTCATTCTTATACCTTTTATATCCAATACTGCTATTGATATTATTAAAAGTGGTTTCAATGAATATAATATAGATGGATCTTTATACTTTTTAAATAATGCGAAATATATTATGAAACCTATTTACGAATTAATGAGTGAAGAAAAACTTAAACAGTTATTTATATATTATACCACCAGCCCCAATGTTAGAGAATATCCTATATATTTTGATCATAAAGTAGCCGATAATTATTCGTCATTTCCCCTGATATATACTTATGGTATTATACCAAATAATCACAATAAAATTATAATACATAATTGCAAAAAAAATAGGATACCTATTAAAAAACATTATAGTGAACTTGAAAGAATTCCTTTATTAAAAAATTGTAATCGCGATATAGAATATAATATTGGTACACCACCATGTCCTTTACAACCTTATAAAAAATCATTTACCAGAATGTCAAATAGTTCCTTATCTAAACGTAAAAAAAAATCACCAAGTTCAATATAATTATGTGTATTTATTAATAGATATGAGTAAAATACCAAAAGAAGCTATTTGTATTAGAAATTCTAGCACATGGGCTCATGTAAAACCCAATCATAAATTTGACTCGGCAAAGTTTAATAAAGAAGAAGTTTTAAATGATTTACCTGTAATGTCTCCTAAAATACATGCGTTATTAAATAAAATTAAAGAACTAGATGAGTCAGATATGAGTAATGAAGGTAAATATTACAAACATGTTATATATAGTGATGTTGCAGGAGTAAATGGTGCTAAGATGGTTGCTTCAAGTATGATAGCAAAGGATTATCAATTGATATATAATATGGGTAAATTTGTAAAGGATTTACCAGTGTCTAATTATACATTCGGATTATTAACTACATCTACTGTATATAAAAAACCTTTAACTGTTGCATTAAAAAAAAATATGATGACTAAATTGAATAAACGACCTGACAATATTGATGGTAAAAATATTAGATTTATAATATTAGATTCGGGATTTAAAGAAGGGATTGATGTATTTGATGTTAAATATATGCATATTTTAGAACCTTTAACAACAAAAGCAGAAAATACGCAAGTTATAGGTAGAGGTACTCGTTTTTGCGGTCAATCCGGCTTACCATTTAAACCTGATATTGGATGGCCTCTAAATATTTATAGATATAATATTAATTATAATGATAATATGACTGTTCATGAATTATATATTAAACATAGTAATCAAAATGTTAGTGCATTAAATTTTGCAGCTGATATAGAAGATATAATGGTTGCCGCATCTGTTGATATGCCCTTGACGGAAAATATTCATATGTTAAATACTAAAAACAATAGATTTTATGAATCCTTACTGCGATTAATAGATAATTCAAGTTCTAGTAAAAAAAAACCTGTTAAAAAAGATTTGATAAAGGTAATTAGCAATGTACGTGGAAAAATATTTACAAACGAAGAAAAAATAGATTGTAATCAAAAATGCAAAGGACCCTTTGAAGATTTAGAAAGCGCAAATGCCATCTTACTATCAGCAGTTGTATTTGATATTGATAAAATAGAAGATAATTATAGAATTCAAAAGGGTAAAAAAATATTGGGTAAAAAACTAATGGCTAATAATGATATAGTGTCAAATAGTAAATTATTAAGTGCTTTACTAGAAAAATATCCAAAACCAATATTATGTAACTATTTGAATAAGCGTAAAAGTTATTGCGATGCTGTAAATAAAATTTGGTTAAAGCCATTGTATATATTCAAAATATTTGGGAAAAAAATTATAGAAAATCTAAAATATTATAAGCGTAAAAATTTAATAAATCAGAAAAATTATCTAGAAACAATTATGTTCGTTGAAGAATATATTGCTATGTCTAATATCAAAAAACCACAAATATTACCAGTACCACCTTTGGAAAAACTCAAACATCTAGATTTATATAATTATGTTTCTAAACATTTTACACAATTTAAATGGCCCACATTAGAAATTAAAAATAAATGTATCAAAGACGATAAAGATGAAGGCAAGGAAAGTACCGGATATGAAATCGTTAATTTTTCCAATACACAATCCTTTGTACAAAATTTCTTAACTCCCGAATCACCATACAAAGGTATGTTCTTATATCATAGCGTCGGTTCTGGTAAAACATGTACTGCGATAGCATCTGCGACTAAAAGTTTTGATGAAAATAATTATACCATTTTATGGGTTACTCGCCATACATTGAAGGAAGATATTTGGAAGAATATGTTTGAAAAAATATGTAATATGAGAATACGCGAACATATCAAAAATGGCAATACATTACCAAAAAAAAGGTCTGACCGAATGGCTTTATTGGGAAAAAATTGGTTACAACCAATTTCTTATAAACAATTTACTAATTTAATCAAAGGTAAAAACAAGTTTTATCAACAAATGGTAGCGCGCAATGGTAAAGAAGACCCTTTTAGAAAAACTTTAATAATTATTGATGAAATACACAAGGTATATAGCGATACCTTATCGCGTTTAGAAAAACCTGACCCAAAAGTTTTGCAAGATATGGTGCAAAATTCATACACAACTTCCAGTAAGGATTCTCTTAAATTATTACTAATGTCCGCTACACCAATCACAGAAGACCCAATGAGTTCTGTCAAAATTCTCAATCTATTATTGGAAGGAGATGATAGATTTTCTGAGGATTTTGAAGAGTTTAAAACGCTATATTGTAATGACAATGGGTTATTTAGCGATCAGGGTTCATTACGATTTATGGATAAAGTTTCGGGACTAATCAGTTATATTGACAGAAGTAATGATCGCAGTCAATTTGCATATCCTATTATTAACGATATCATATTAAATGTTAACTCTGATGTATCTACAAATCAAAGATTAGTGGAAATTGAACAACGGATTGAAGTGCTAGAACAAAATAAATTAAATACTGATAAACAGTTCAATAAACAACAGATTAAAGATATCTCCAAAGAATTAAAGGAACTTATCAAAGAGAAGAAGAGGCTTGATAAGATTAATACCGACCCCAAAACAGTTATAGACTATATAAATAAATGTTTTAGTAAGAAAAAATAGGTTTATATTTGGGTGCGTTATTATTTATATAACAATTTTACAAATTGTTAATAGGTAATGATATTGTTATATACTTTAATAGTTTCAGTTGCATTATTTGCTGTATATTATTATATTAATAAAAACAATGAAGATAAAAATGAAGACATTAATGAGACTCAAAGTTTTTTTACATTAAATAACTTTATTATATTTTGTATGATATATGTTTTTATATTTTCGTTATTATATTTAGCATTTGATGATGGTTCTTCGCTCGCTTCGCTAGGTATATTGACAAACGACGATTACAGTAAGCCCAATAAAATAACGAAATCAAATATTGTTGACCCTTCCATATTAAAACATCATAGCGACCCTATGAAATCTGGATTTGAGCCTTATAATAGTAATAGTTCAGATAATTCTGTATCTTCGTCCGAGACATCTACTTCGGGCGATAGCTCAGATTCCGATTAAAAAGGAGTAAAACGAGTACATAATTTTATTTTTCTATGATTTTTATAAACTTTTTGAAATTGTAAAGATTTTATAGATTATGTACTCGTTTTATCTCTTTTTAATATTTATATATAAGAAAATTTGAATCATTATACTTGGATAGTTTATATAGGTGAATTATCCCTTCCTTATTTATTGCATCAATGGGTATTGGCGCAAATGATGTTGATGCTAAATACCTCACTATCAAGCAAGCTGTCGTTTTAGCTTGCATTTTTGAAACCTAGTGGTGCGATTTTTCGGTAGTAGATTTAAAATACCTCTTTCTACCACTCATTGTCAAATCGGTGCTATTTGTGGTGTCGGTTTATTAGAAAGTTCTTGGAATGATAATGTATCTGGTATCAATAAAAAAATTATATATAAAACATTGTTTGGGTGGATAGCAACATGTATCTTTGTAGGTATAGTAACGGGTATATTAACAGCACAAGGGATTTATTCACCAACATTATAGATTATCACTTGGAAAATTGCATAGAATTATTAAGGAATTTAGTAAAGTCTTCGGTTGCCTTACTTACATTTGTAGTATTTCTAAGATTAAGATTAATATTTGCATTACTATTAGTCATTTTATAATTGTTTTTACGTTCTCTGCGAACTTTAATCAAATCACCTCGCGATACGTAATTTTTATAACATTTATTATAATAATTATCCTTATTGAATAGCTTTTTAATAATTGGAAAAGTATTACAATCAAATGTATTTACACTATTAATGATAAACATGATAATGATATAGACTTTGATTAGATTGTAGTTCATTTTTGTATAATTAAACTTATAATACACTAATCAATTTTTAAAAAGAGAGTACATAATTTTATTTTTCTATGATTTTTATAAACTTTAAGATTTTCAAGAGATTTTATAGATTATGTACTCTCTTTTAATAGCTTATTCCCAAAATGCTTATTTAATATATAAAAGTTAATATTATCCTTATCATTTTTAAATACTATTCTTAAAAATTCATTCATCTTTTCGTATCTATTTAGCTTTCTTTCATATTTTATAATTTCATTTTCAATACTATTAGCTATATCATTTAATATATTAATTATTATTTCGGTAGGTAAAGTATTCATTATATACTAACAATTTATATTTTGTTATATAATGAAAATTGATAATGACATATAATTTATTTGAAAATGTTGAGTTATCTAGATAAGTTAACTGATGATAATTTTGTATTTATATTAGAGTATATTGCAGATAGTATTGAAAATAAAATAGATTTACTTAATGAAAAAATGAGAAAGCTAAAAGTTAAACTAAATCCATTGAGTATTACTAATTACGAATATTGTAAACAAAATTTTATTTGTATTCATTATGATAACGTTAGTTATTGTTTGAATAATTATTTGTTTAATACTATGGGTGCCTATAAAATCATATTTATTTATATTTATCAAAACGAAAACCTTATATTCATTAGCAAGGAACTTAAAAATCCTACATATTTAGATATACTTATAGAAGCCAATAAAGCTGTAGTTATTACAGAGGATTATGATAATAGATACTTAGAGGATTTGCGTGAAGTAATAAATAAAAAATCAATTAGATATGAAAATATAAAGTTCAAAAAAAACATAAAATATTACGAATTTGTATTGAGTTGTTGAAACGTAAAAAATACCCGAATGACTCGTTACTAAGGTAATACATGCTATCAGCGATTCCACCTTTCGGTTTCTTGGCAGATTGCCTTCTGTATGAACATGCACTATTGTTCCTTTTTGCTCTGATATGAAAAGTGTTTGCAAAATATGATAAAATTCAAACCCATAGTCAGATAACCATTGAATAACTTTACAGTTTATTAGTTTAAATCTAAATAATCATTTTTTTATAATTAGAACCTTTTAATGATTGTTTAATATTGTGTAGTATGTAAGATACATCTTTATAGGCTTTTTGAGAATCTCTGTTAAAATTATTTTTTGTATTTATATTTGGAATATATGGCGCCATCCCACCAGCACCTGCGCAATGTATCCCGGAACATGCGTGTGTATTCTCGTATTTTCTCATAATAATTACTATGATTATGTCGTTATCATTTTTTTATAAAAAACTGCTAAATGTATATGAACTATTAAGCTATTAAAAAGAGTACATAATCTATAAAATCTATTGAAATTCAAAAAGTTTATAAAAATCATAGAAAAATAAGATTATGTACTCAAAATAAATGTACAATTAATGGAAAAAAATGATAAGAGAAGTTAATAATATATATAAACCGCCCTTTGGTAAATTGCTATTCAGCATGAACTCATTCAAGAATATGGTTCCCCGCTCAATCAATTATCTTCCTATTCACGATACTGTTAAAGATAACGCATTTAAATACGAGATTTATAAATTAGCGAAAGAAATCGCTATAATGAGAGTTCTTAACATAGAAAAAAATTAGATATTTTTATACAAAACCATCTTTGATTAGCTTTAAAACTTTTATTTTATCTTTATAAGTGATTTTTGCTAAAACAATCTTATCAATCACATTAGATATCTTGCATGCTTTTTTAATATTTTCTTTTTTACATAATATATCTGCGAGTTTTTTAACTAATTTTAAATCCTCTTTATGCAATTTTAAACATTTATCAAAACTGCATTTAGCTAATTCAATATATCTAGTATTTGTCGTCAGTTCTTTTAAAATGCTTTTTCTTTCCTTTTCATATTTTTTCTTTTCAACTGTTTTTAGATATTCTTTGCGTATTTTTTTCATTGTTCTAAGAAACTTCTTAAATTCTCTTTTGTGAGAGAGAACGGTTTTAATATTATTTTTAATGTCATTTCTTAAATTTTCTAAATATGTTTTAACATCCTTATTCTTATTATAACTTTTGTATGTAACATCTTTCTTTTTATTAAATGACTTAAATGATTTTGTCGATTCTTCTTTCTTAGATAGTTTTGCGATTTTAGCCATAACAATATCCCCATATTTATTTTGCTTATTAGTTTCTTTTTTACATTTTTCTCTATTACACTCTATTAATTTCATCGAATGCACAAGCATTTCTTTAAAAAGTTTGCTATATTTTTGTAATTTCTTAAATTTGTCCATTGCTTTCTAATATATGTTTCACATAATTAAAGAAAAAGAAAAAAATAGTATCTAATAACTTCCTTGTCTATTGGAATGTCTGGCCGAACGTTTTGTTGAACGTTTTACGGAAGTTTTACGAGGGCGTCCTCTCTTTTTGGGGCTTTTTGCAACCTTAGTTTTAATACATCTGCCAGTGGCAGGATTTCTATGTTGATTAGATTTGCATGGTTTAGGAGATTTCTTGGCAGCAGCTCTTTTAGTTGGTTTCCATTTGCCAGCGGCAATCATAGCCTTTTCAAAGTTTTTAACTTGGCAGTATCTACCTTTATGTCTCATATAAATTTTTGAAGAAGCCCTGCCATTGTTTTTTCTATAAACAGATGTTACTTTACCGCATACAGATTTCTTACCCATTGGTTCATACACTTTTTTAACAGCACCGCCTAAAATATTTAGCTCTTGTTGCTCTAGCCCTAGCCCCTCCATTCTTTATATTAGTTCTATTATAAAGCAATATAATATTTTATGAATGTCGTGGTTTAATATGTTCTATTTTTATTAAAAATTGATGTATTTGGTTATAGATTATTATTATACGCCAACCCGGTTGTATAAGCTTGATAGAAACAAGCTTACCGCAGTTTAAACGCACGAACTCTTTGCTCTTACCAAGTCTTCCGAGTTTACACAAAGAGACTAAGTGGAAAGATGACCGCTATCAACACGCGCAACTTCTTGAAGTGGACCTCGATTGCCATCCAGATGGAAAATCCTGAGTACAACAAGAGTGATACTATGAAGCTCGCTATCTTAGAGCTCAAAAAAGAAAAACTAATGAGGAACTATATCAGGATGGTATCAACTCATATCCAAAAAGAGAACCCTGGTATCACCAAGACTGCTTCTATCAAGCAGGCTATGGCCGAATGGAAAGCTATGTAAGGTGAATATTGGGATTTGTATGTGTATTTGTGTGTTATATTTTTTATATTTAATATTATATAATCATATGCATATGTCATGTGGTATATTACGAGATTATGATGGGTAATTGATTAAATATATATTGCAATAATAGAGTAATATGTCCAGTAAACCTGCTCCTCCAACTGTAAAAGTTATGTGTACAAAAGAAAAGAAAAAAATATGTGAAGAAAAAAGCAAATTATGTAATCCAAATAGTAAAAGTAATGATCCTGATTTCTATTGTTTTAATGATACTGAGAAAAACCGTCAAAAAATAAAAGATTTTGAAAAAAAATTTACTAGTAAAAGTTTAAAACCTGAACCAGAAGTACAAAAGAAAACACCTCCGCCTGTGCAAAAACAAGAAGAAATTAAAACAACAAAAACTATACATGATTTTATTAAAGAATTAAAAAAATATAAAACAGCAAAAGAAGCTATTGAAAAAATATTCAATACTGATAAGGATGTCAAGGATGCAGAAAAAGCTATTGAAAAAATAAAAAAAATAGATGAAGGAGAAAAAGATAAAGGAAATACAGAATCAAGACAAGGATTTATATATGAATTATTATGGGACATATGTATTAAATTTAATATAACTAATTTTACAAATAAACATACTGAACATGGTATAGGTAATATTAACAATAAAAATAAATCTTCTTTTGAAAAAATACAAAAACATTTTAATGACTATTTAAATCAAGGATATATAAGTGGGAATTCAGGAGGATATTCTGATATAACATTTAGAACAAAACAAGAAGAAACAGATAAGAATTATGATTTAAATTTAGTTTCTGTTAAATATTATAAAAATGATAAAGAAAAAGATATAACAAAATACGATATACAAAAATTATGTACTTTAATAGATGATAGAAAAAATGATAATTATAACTCTATAAATACATTGCTTTTTGTAAAAAATAAAGAAGATTTTAAAAAAATATGTAAATCAGCTAATCAATCAAGTAATGTATTAATAAAATATATATCCCCATATGGTAATTATGAAAATGTATATGATTTACAAGATTTAGAAAAGCATTATAGTAAATTATGGAAAATATTAGATGATTTTAATTTTTTAAAAGATGTTAATTATTTTAAAGAAAATTATTTACAAATATATAAAAAAAAATTTATTCCAAGATTTCATCAAGAACTATTTATTGAAAAGATAACAAGTTTAATAAAAAAAGAACAAAAAAAAATATTAGTTGGTGCTATACCACGTTCGGGTAAAACTTATATTATGGCTGGAACAATTTTAAAAGATGTAGAGGATACTAAGGATAAAACCAAATTTAATAATTATCTTATAATAACGCCAGCACCAAACGAAACATTAAAACAATATTACGAAGCATTTGACGATTATTATGATTTTAAAAATAATGATATTGTTCCAATTAATGTCAAAGATGTTGAAATAGGTAAGGAAGCTGAAAAAATAGAATATGAAGAAAAACCAGAATCTAATAAACATAATGTTTTTTTAATTTCAAAACAAAGACTTGGATTTAGAGATAAGCAAGATAATGATAACGAAGACAATAAAATATATAATGATGATTATAAAAAAAAAATACAGAAAAATATTAATAAATATTTTGGAGAAAAAAAATTTAAATTTATATTTTTTGATGAAGCACATTTTGGTATGTCTACACGAATAGCACAAGATATATTTAGTGAACTTGATATAAAAGACGAATCATATAAAATATATGTAACAGCAACTTACAATAAACCCAAACAAATATATAATGTAGATGATAAAAATATTATTAAATGGGATTTACAAGATATTAGACTAATTAAAAATATTAAAAATGAAATAACATTTTATGAAGCATATGAAAATCTTGAAATAAAATTTGGAAATAAAATATTAAAAAAAGTATTAAATAATAAAGAAATTAATAATATAATAGAACAATACAAACATTTTCCAGAACCTATTTTTTTAACATCAGTATGGGACAAGGATTTTGTAGATAGCGAAATTAAAAAAATAGGAGAAAACGAAACATTTGGTTTTGACATGCATAAATTATTTATGCCTCAAACAAATAAAAAGTTTAAAAATGAAGAACAATTAATACAATTTTTAGAATACTATTTTGGTTACTATATAGACGAAGATAGTGAAAGGAAAAAAAACAACTTTTATGAAAATAAAAACGAGTATGAAAAAAGAGGCATATTACCAAATATACAAAATATATGTTTAAATAATTGTAGAACACTACAACCAGAACATAAAACAACTCAATTATGGTTTTTACCACCATATGAAATAAGTAAAATAACAAATTCATTAATAGAATTACTAAAAACTAAATTTAATTACATATTTAATAATTATATGTTTTATGTTGCTGTTGAAGGTATTAAAGGACAAAATGCTAATGATAATGTTATATACTTACAAAAACCAGCAGATATAAAAAAAGAAATAGAAGATTTAGAAAAAAAATTATATACAGATTCTTCATATAGTAAATATGAGGGTTTGATAATATTAGCTGGAAGTAGATTACAATTAGGTATATCATTAAAAAATGTAGATATTGTTGCTTTATTTACACATATTACTGCTTCTGATGCGATATATCAAATGATATTTAGAAGTATGACTGAAATTGAAGATGATATTGAATGTGATGGTAAAAGTTATTGTGGTAGAAAAAATTATGGATTTATGGTTGATTTAAATCCACAAAGAACATTATTTACTATCGATTATTTAACTGATATGTATTTAGATAATGATAGATTTAAAGGTCAAAATAAAGATGAAAAACAAAAAATAATAGCGGATTTAATCAATATAGATAAACATAAATTCATAGATAGATATAATAGAGAAGACAAAAAAGGTTATGAAAATTATGTAAAAGAATTTTTTGGAAAATTATACAAAGCATGGGATGCTAAAACTGAAAATATACAACGATTGTTATTAGCCAGTAATATTTTTGATGATGATGATATTGATTCTCTGGACTCTCAAATTATACATTTATTAAAAATTGGAAATAATAATCAAGAAATAAAAATAGATAATAAACCGCAAAAACGAGCTGTTACCAAACCTGAAAATGAAGTTCCACGTGGTAAAAATAGAGGTAAGGTAGAAAAAGAAGAAGAAGAAGAAAAAGAAAAAGAAGAAGAAAAAGAAGAAGAAAAAGAAGAAGAAAAAGAAAAAGCAAAACAAATAAATGCATATTTATTTGCAGAAATAATATCAATTTTATCTTTAATTACATCATATACAGATAAGGAAGGAAATGATTGCATATTTAAATTAGAAAATAAAGAAAATTTTGTTTATGAATTAAAACAAATTATAGAAAATGTTATTGATAATGATCGTAATATAAAAGAAATTTTTTTACATACTTTACTAAAAAGAATGAATTTAAAATATAGTAATAATGAAGAAGAAGAATTATATAAAATGATAAAAGAAAAAATAAATAATATAGAAAAAA